AGATCCGGCTAGCGGGCTGATGGCCAGAGTCAGGAGGTCAATGCAGTCAGGTGAGCGGGCTACTTCTTACCAAAACACCACCCTCAATCGGGCGTATACACTCCTGCACCACAAATGGTGCCGGCGGTTCTTAGGTAGAACCACCCTACTCGGGGAGAGCTACCACCAGGGCGATGACGTGTGGGCCTTAAGCCGGCACGTCTGGGATGGCGTACTGGCGTGCGATGTGTACAACATCCTGGGGTACGCTGGCGCGAAGCATAAGATCATGTGCGATTACAGCGGTAGGGGTGAGTATTTACGCCTCCACTATGATGCTCAAGAACTCAAGGTGAGCGGCTATCCAATACGCGGTGGGATGGGACTAATAGCCGGAGAGTTCTTCCGCGACGCGTCACATGACCCTATTGCACGGGGGGGGGCTTTCTTCGACCAATATAGTAAGGTCGGCAGGCGTGGAGGCCGGCTACCCACCAGTTTACTGGCCCTACTCCTGGACAAGAAAGCATCCCTTTCCTACACTAACAGCCAAGGCATGGTTCGGCACATTCGACCGGACCTAGCCATTCTGGGGACACCACGCATGTTCGGGGGGTATGGTTTGGGGCAGGCTTTCCCTCTCGGGTCGAGCGCGGCTGTAACAGGCCCTGTTATCCTAAATTCTCTCCTACAGCAAGTCTCCACCCCTCGGGAGCACCAGGTGCACTTCGCCCACCTTAGGCACATAGCAGCGATCTGTCTGCCGAGCGGCGAAGGAAAGACGACACTGGCACGCCGTAACCCCGGGATCTTCATTGACCACGACGACTTACTAGATGTGAGCCGGCATAACGTGCTACTTCGCGCTGCCAGGGAGTCAGGTGATTGGTCACTGGTTCAGCAATACCACCGCGCAGTAATCGAGGAGGCGGAGGATACACTACTTGGCAGCGTAATCTTGACGTGGGGGAGAGATGAGGTCCCAAGCGAAATCGCCTTCTTGGGGACCTTCCAACTCGGGCTACCAACGGGTGTTAGGGCTAACTTATCCAATCGGGACAGTTTGCGGCGTCGGGGCGAGTTACAGGTTAGTGCCTCATACCTGGAGCGTGACATCGCAATCTGGCACTCTGTTAGCTCGTGGGTGCGCGGTTTGAAGTTCGCCGCAACGTGCGAGATTGCCATGCCCAGGTACTCCCACTTAGGGCGGGAACAACCTCCTGTTCTCAGGAGCCCCCGAGTCGACCTTGATCTATTCTTCGGCCGCGAGAGCTACGCACGCTTTGATAGGGCCAGTGCACTGCAAGACTTTGCAATCATGCATAGGATAGGTGCCACTAAAGCTATAGATAGGGGGAAGAGAACTATTCTAGAGTCAGCCTTAAGTGGCGCCTTCCCGGCTGGTGAAGTGAGCAACAGGCTGGCTGAGTACGGGGTGGCCCTTAAGGAGTGGTTGGACCAGAGCGTTCTAGCGCAGGAACCAGTCCTATTGAGTACCATCCCAGCCGCCCTGATGTTGGAGTTTACGGCTCAGGCGTCCCGCGAGCTCGCTGACTGGCTTGGCACGGTGACCTCCTTTGGCATTCCCGACAGATTCGGCCTACATCGAGCGCTGTCTGGGAGCGACCACGAGCTAGCTCGAGCTATGGATATGGCCAATTTGTATGGCGCCGCATCAGCCCTGGTGCGTCCTTGTGGCTTCAGTAGCGAGGGGGTTTTCTCGGCTGCACTTGAGGAGTGTGAGCCGTATGTTTACCCCGGACGTCTGGGTAAGTACAATCGTATGCTAACTACCCAGACTGAAGGCGGCCGGTGCGCAGTCGGTATGCGTATGCTGGAGATCATCAGATCTGGGCTTAGCGTCGACCAGAAGTACTTCCAGCTGCACTACCTGGAAGGGCGTCTGGACTTGATCCCCCCAGCCTATTTCGGTCAGGGCACACTCATAACGACGTGCGCCCGGTCCTTCGTTTTAGCATTCTTAGAGAAGAGGATAAACGCCTCTGAGTTGTACGGGCAGGAAGCATTTGCTTCCGCCGTGTATAGACTTGAGGTTCAATGGAATTGCCTTTTTATTCTGGAGAGTGCTAAATATTTCGGAACTCCTTTAAAGATCCTCGATTGAATTTTAAAAGCTGTTCCG